CTGTGCGATGTAAGGCTGTGGACGATAGATGACGTTGTTGGTGCGTTCCATCATCGAGCCATCTGTGTTGTAGATGGACACGTTGCGGGACAGCACTAAAGCATCGTTAAAGCCTTCGAGGATGTCCTCGAACGCTACGCGCTCTTCTTTACTGAATGAATTGCTCATGGAAAACTCCTAATTGGTTTATTTAGTAGCTGATCGTTTTTGCGCTTTGTAGGCAATGACTTTCGTCATGTTGCCAGTACGAGCCGCATCTTCTCTCAGCCGTTCAAGTGTTGAGTCCACCGCACCAGAGGAACGCCCAGTTCCTGTAACGATTCTTTCGGGTGCGGGTGCTTGCCTGCGATTTGTAACTTTCAAGTCTTTCTCCAGTTTTGCTACCGCAAAGGCAAACTTTACGGGGTCTTTGATTTCAGCCAACTCTTTAGCCTTTGCAGGGTTCTTTCCGAGTGCGTAAACAACGAGTGCAGGGTTATCTGCACCTTGCAGCAAAACGCCTTGCTGGGTGATAGAAAAAACTTGTTGAGCAACTTCTTCAGCATCTTCAAAGTCCTTCACTCTTAGCTCGGCTTTCGCCTTGCCGTAACCATCCAACTTGGCCTGCCATGCCTTTTGCTGATTCATAACTTCAGCTTCTTGCTTGGCGTTAGCATCATCAGCTTGTCGCTTGCGCTCAAACCAATTTGCCAATGCTTCCTCGTACTTATCAGCGTCATAGTCGTGATCTTCCAGCTTGGGCTTATTTCCAATCACCACTGGTTTGGTCTCAGGTGGTGCGGCTTGTAGCCTGCCTTGCAATTCACGATTCTGCCGTTGCAGTTCTCGGTTCGTCTTACGCAACTCTTTTACCCATTCAGGCGCAGGAGTATGTTCTTCGGGAGGTGGCGCTTCCTCACCAATGCTGACAACAACTTCTTCGGTATCTTCTGGTTCAATCTCTTCAACGGGTTCGCTGACTTCGATTTCCTCTTCTTCTACTTCAGGTTCATTGTCTTCAATTACTGCCTTTTGATTCATCTTTGACCCCATTCAACTCACCCACTTTGAACGGCTGGGTGGTAACCGTTGTTTTGATTGTCGTACTTTTTTTCTTACCTGACAACAGGCTGAACAATCTGCCCTTGCAGAATTTGCTGAACAGCCTCGGTATTTGTCAATGCCATGTTTTGTGCGTTCTCTTGAACTTTGCCCAAAGTTTCCAGCGTCTGAGCACGTTTGAGTTCTGCCGCCGCCACAGTTTCCACAGTATCCGCTCTGGCTTTGGCTGCTTTAGCGATTGCCTCTTCAGCCGCTGCTTGCAGGAATACAGCGTTCGGGTCTTGGGTCTGCCCTTGCATCTCGGCCATCATTTCCTGTGCTTCTTGCTCGGTTGCCTGTACAACACCCATCCGCAGTAACTTCTTGCGGAAATAAGCATTTGCATCCCCAACGCCCTCGCCTTCCATGTTCATCATCGCCATTGCAGTCAGAACTTGCTGGGTCTCAGGGTCTTGGGTGATTTGCAGCATCCCTGTCAATGACCTGACCGTAGCCGCACGTTTACTGCTAGATGATGGTCCAACCTCGGCAACCGCATCAAACGTGGCCCTGGACAGGTCATTTGCCATCACCACAGCACCAGTCTCGGTGTCAATCGTGGGTTGCATCAGCTCGACCATGCCAGCTTCACCAGTGGGCGCAATGGTTTTCATCTTGCGCTTGTCCTCGGTGTAGATTTCCTTTGCCATGCCAAGCCATATCTCGCCGCATCGCTTCATACCCTTGGCAAAGTTGCTCATGTAAATGAACGTCTGCATATCCACACGGGTTTGAATCATCTCTACCGCTTTGCCTGATACGCCTGAAACCATCTTGTCAGCCCCTTGCGGGTTGCCCAAAATGTCCTGCATATCCTGCTCAGTAATCTGCAACAGTGCCGCCATCGCAGGCGGGATTGCTGCCGACTTGGTGTAAGCCAATGGCCCAGTCACTTGCGTATTGCCATCTGGCCCAGTGATTGGGTTGACCAGCAAATAAGGGTAATCCCGCAGATTGTCTTCAGCCCACATGACTTGATGCCCTGCTACTTGCTCGGGGGTCATGATGGGCTTTTCGATGCTGGACAGTGCGCTGATTTCGCCCAGCTTGGACAGTTGCATATTCTTGAGACGTTGGGCATCTTTAGCCAGGCGCACAGCGCCCATGCATCGCTCGATGTTGTCCACAAACCACCGCTTGCCGTAGACCACCACAATGGGGATGTTTCGGCCTGCAATGTAGCCGGCATCTTCCAGCACCTTGCCGCCCGACATGATGTATTTGCGAACCCGCATCCGCTTGATGCGCTTTTGGCGCACCTCGCGAGTGCCGACTGCCATCAGGGTTTCCTCTAGCGTCTCATCGTTCGCAAAGTCCGTTTGGGTGTAGCGTTCCTCAGTTCCATCAATGGCTTCGAATATGCGGATGACCTCGGTCTTTTCCTCAACCTTGTAATACTCGGCCACAAACACAACATCAGGAGTTGCCCAGTCAAACTCGTACTGGTGGATGATTTTTGGCCAGTCCGTTGGGTCATCGTTGTATGTTTCTTTGTAGCTTTCACGGGTCATGCTGGTGACCACAAAGGCATACTTGGCATCTGACTTGTCTTGCCGCTTGGCGTTCAAGTCAAAGAACACGCTGGAGTCGGCATCAAAAATTGGCTCAAACCTGATGCGCTGGCGCTCGTTCTCTGGGTCTTCCTCGTCCTCGTAGACAGTCCGCAAACGCCATGCGCCAATACCACCGCCCACGGCTTCCTCAAAGGCGTTGTCGTAAGCCTCATCAGCAACCGATGCCTGTTCATCAGCACGATAAAGACCATCGCAGACTTCGGCCAGTCTGTCGTTCTCTGTGCCATCCTTGCTTACATAGTCAACGGTGATGCGGTTATTGCGGTATTCATTGACGATGCGAATGACCGCCAACATGATTTTGTTGACCTCAAACTTGGGTTTGTTTTCGTACTGGTCCCACAATGGGCCTTCCCACTGTGCGCCGCAAAGAGAATAAAACCGTCTGTCTTGCAGGCATTGCAGGCGCTCATCCCGCAGCGCAGTTTGTATGTCGTTGAACTGCCGCAGTGCTTCAGCGTGCAGATTGGCAAGGCGTTGGTCATTGGGTATTCGTGCCATATTTGTCCTTTTGGGGCGATTATCTACCAGCGTTTGACATTGGGCAATGGCGTAAATGTAGCTGGTTTTGTGACCGCTGACCGCCTGATGCCCTCACACGCATACCGCAAAGCATCAATTACATGATTCTTTTTGTCCTCGAGCTGGGGCAGGATTCGCCCCGTCAATGGGTCTGATTTATAACTGTACAGGCTCAGTTCGTCAATGGTGTGAATACACCGCGGGTGAACCACGATGTCGTAATTCTTTAAGAACTCGATGCCTTCCTCGACCGACTTTGGCCCTTTGACCGCTGTCATTATCTTTGGAAAACCGTTGCGCTTCATGTGGCTGATGGTCTCTGGTCGAGCTGAGTCGGCAACGATCGGCCACTTCTCGGCCTCTGGCACTTGCATGAACAGTTCAGGCGTATTGACAATCTCACAGCCCACCATATACGCCTCATAGTCAATGTACAGGGTACGCCCAATAATGTGGCATCGCACCAATACTGTCGGGTCAACCGAGAATCCCCAGTCGGCGCCAAGTCGGTGGATCGCTTCTTGCGGGGCTTCAAAGTCATCAATCTTCCAGTTCCTGAACACACGGCTGTTGCTGTTTCGCAGATACTGACCCATCCAAACGTGCTGATACTTGTCAGGGTCACGCCGTTTGTCGTACTCCATTTCTTCCCGCAGGACATCAGGAAACCACGGGTTTTCACCAAAGTTCACCTTGATGACCGTTGCGCTGGCCGGCGGCTCTGGCCCCCGCAGTAGAAAATCCACTGGGTCGGATTCCTGGCGAGGATTCCATGTAAACCACAGCTCGCTGTTTGGTTTGCGGATTGTTGGCCTCAATAGGTCAAGACTGGTCTGGCTGAGTGATTGGGCTTCCTCAACCCAAGCGCAGTCGTACCCTTCCAGCGACTTAATACTGTCGGCGGTATGGTTCTGCATCCCTTGGAAAATAATCGCCCCATCGCCCTTTTTGGACTTGATGACCGAATCCTGGACTTCAAAGTAAGCCCCAGCATTCATGGCCTCAATCTTGGTTTCCAGCAGACGTTTGACCGATTGGTTAAGGGACTTCTGTATTTCACGGACGCAAACGCTTCTTCGCTTGGGGTCGATGATGTGTTCCTCAATCATCAGCTCGGCAAAGGCATGAGACTTACCGCTGCCCCGACCACCCCATGCGCCCTTGTATCGGGCTGGCTCAAGCAATGGCAAGCACCATTCTGGAGTGTGGATTTGTAGGGTTTTACCCATTTTTGACTACAACACGTTCAAGTTTTTCAAACAGTGGGTTTTCTGGGTCACTGGAAAGCTCTAACTTATCGCCCCATTTTTTCGGGGCTAACTTCGACAAAAGCCATTTTCTAGTATCAACCTGTAATCTCTGTTTTTGCACTGCGCCAGAATCGGTTGCGCCGCTGTCTGTACTTCCCACAGGGGTGTCAGCAATTTTTAAGGTCTCCGAGGCTATGTGCTCGATTAAGTCTTCCCTCGCGCGCGCGTACTCTGCCGCCATTTTAGAGTCATCATTAAGCCAGTGGTTAAATGTACTTTGAGGCAGGCCGATTTGTTTGCAGGCTTGGTGGGCGCTTAGACCGTTTCGCATACCCGCAAAGACCAAATCGGCTAGTTCTGCTCTATCTGGGCTTTTTGGTTTAGTTTTGGGTTTGTTGACGGTTTTCATTTAAGTCTCCATCGGTTTGGGAACATCCACAGGCCAATCTTCTGCGAGAGCAGCAATGGTTGCAATATGCGCCTTTTGCCATAAGTCTTGCCTTTCCTGTTTGCTTAGTGTTTTCCCTTGGTCAATCTCGTAATGGCATTTCAGGCATAAAGCCGCCACCAGATTGTCACTGGCCTTGATGCCCCTGCCTTTGCCGCCGCCCCAGTTTGTGTGTGCGGCTTGGACCATGTGACCCGACCCGCAGGTTTGGCAATCAAGGCTTGCCACCATCTTCAGCAGTTTTTTGCTTCTGACGTAAGAATGTTTTTCTATCAACTATGGTCTCCAATGTGGAAAATCTGTGCATATTGGCACATTCCAAGCGCCTTCTGCGTGTATTGCCTGTGGATATTCTCGTTTCTTTGACTATTGTCCATGTCCCGCATTCGGGGCATTTCAAAACATTACCTCTTGAACCGCCTTGGGTTGTCTAACAAACATATCCACTTGTTTTGATGCTTGCTCTATACGTTTGCAAGCAATATCAAAATATTTAGGCTCTCGCTCTATACCAATGAACTTCCTACCCATCTGGATGGCTGCTACACCAGTTGTGCCACTTCCCGTAAATGGGTCAAGTATGGTTTCAGATTTAGGGCATAAGGTAATAACCCATTTCATAACCTCAAGTGGCTTTTGTGTTGGGTGATAGCGTTCCTCATTTCCTTGCCGAATCATGCCGTTCCAGCGCCATTGCAAGCGGCGTACAGCCTTAGGCCAGTTCGTCCAGCACAGTTCGCAATCAGCAAAGTCGTTGTCGCCATTCAGCTTGTCCCATACTAGCCAGCATGATGTAGGGGGTAATGTGAAATAGTTGCCACCAAAAAAGGCTTGGTGCTGTCCCTTTGTTCGTACTAAATTAATCAAATCATTTGATGGTGCAAATTCATCCCAATTAAAATCCCCATAATCTCGTTGGTCTGCCAATGCCTTTGAATTGCTATTTTTTCTTTGTCTAGACGCAACTTTTTTACTGTTTTCGTTAATGCCATAAGGCGGGTCAGTAATCACGGCATCTACCTTGTCAAGCGTAGGCAGAATGTCCATGCAATCTCCTAAATATAACGTTGCGTTTTCAAATTCGATTTTCATTGGTGCGCCCTGTCTTGGTTTCTGTTGGTTGCTTCCCGTGAACGCCAAATCTCGATGTCCAGTCGTGCCGCCTCAATCTCCCATTTCAGCGTTTCCTCTTTTTCAATCGCTTCAGCCAGTCCACGAATAAGCTGTTGATAACTTGGGTGGGCATACGCTTCTCGTTCCTGCGCGTTTGCCGCTTCAATGCCCAATGTTAAGGCATCTTTCATCAGCAAGGCTTTTTTGGATTTGCGGAATTCCTCAAGGTAAACCCGTTGGGCTTTGGCTTCCCCAAATGCTGGGGCTTTATCTCTGATGGTTTGCGCCGCATCTTCTGGTCTCATTTTGCCTCCATGATTGCTACATCCACCCCAGCCACCGCTGAATAGACCTTTTTAATGTTCAGCTCGACCACTTGGGTGTCATCAAGATAAACCGTGCCGTTCATTGCGTCCAAAAATGCCTTCGCCACGTTGTCAATGTCTGGTTTCTTTGCTGGGCGTTCAGAACCGCTTAAACAAGCCTCTGTACGCTTTTTCGAGTACGACTGGGGTATGGGTATCCTGATGTACAAATAGACGCTCACAGGCGTTTCTAGTGGTTTGCTTGCCCCCATTGCTTTGCTGGCATACAGTTGGATTGCAGTTTCGTAATCAAGTGTTGCTTGGTCGGTGTAAACCTTGGTGAACTTTCCATGTCGGGAAAACCTCGGTCGGCCTTTGCCCTTGGGTTCAAGTGGCACATCAAAGACGATTGACATCACGTTGTCTCTCCATTTCTGCAATCAAGGTATCGAGACCAGCCTGGCCACGCCGCTTCTTTAGGCTCAATTTGAGACCCTCCCACCATGCCTGTGCTGCTAGTGCCCCCAGTTGTTTTGCTTTCAGTCGGTATCGACGAATCCAGTCTCTCGCCTCGGTCTGGCGCAAGGTCTCCAGCATCTTGCAACGCTCTGTTGATGTCAGCAAGGCTAAATTCTTGGCCTTCCCGTCTTCTGTCCAGTAGGGATTTGTGGTCATGGTTCATATTAATTCCAAAGACATTTGGCTAATTCTTTTGTCTTGCAGTGGTTTGTAGTCTGGATTCAATTCACAGCCAAGGTATTGCCGCCCAAGGTTTTGTGCCACTTGTGCCGTTGTGCCGCTACCCATGAAAGGGTCAAGGACTATACCGCCAACAGGTGCGCCAGCAAGGATGCAAGGCTCAATCAAGTCTTGAGGAAAGACGGCGAAATGTGCGCCTTCGTAGGGTTTGACAGGTATCGTCCAAACACTACGCTTATTCTTGTTTAGGTATTCTTTTGCTTCACTGCCAACACCGCCGCTTTGTGTGTGGTATTCAGCACCACCCTGTCTTCCCTGAAAAGAACCACCAATGATGCCAGCACTAATTGCTTCTTCTTTAATCGCCTCATGGTCGTAGTGATACTTCTGCGACTTACTCATCAAGAAAATGTATTCATGCGACTTGGTGCATCTGTCTTGCACCGACTCAGGCATTGGGTTTGGCTTGTGCCAGATGATGTCTTGACGTAGATACCAGCCGTCAGCCCTCAATGCAAAGGCCAGCATCCAAGGGATACCGATAAGGTCTTTGGTCTTTAAGCCTGTCTCATGCAGTTTGTCCAGCTTTCTGTCATTGGCTGGCATATTGTTTCTGCCTTCACGTTGGTACTCAGGACTAGCCCTTGCAAAGCCATTGCTGTTGCAATAACTATCTCCAATGTTCAGCCATAGCGTCCCATCATCCTCAAGCACATCCCAAACGCATCGGAACACTTCAACCATTGCGTGAATGTATTGCTCTGGGGTTTCTTCCAATCCAATTTGACCATCTTCACGCACAGCATTGCATTTCTTACAAACATCTTTGTATTTTTTTTTGTAGCCTTCTTGGTTTCTGTCTGCTCTTTGACCGCCATGTTTATTTTCACTTTCCACATGATCACAGTTTTTGTCACCGCCAACCCATTTTCCAGTTCCGTAATCACGCAAGCCAAAATAAGGAGGGCTGGTCACGCAAGTTTGTGCTTTGATGCCCTGTTCTTTCCATCGCCGCATGGTTTCTCGGCAATCACCAAATTCAATTTTGTTAAACATGGTGCTTCAAGGCAGTGCGCCATGCCTCACGCTGGATTTTGCTAAGGTTTTCCCCAGCCTGTTCTTTTTGCTGCAAAACCTTTGCCCATTGCTTTTGGTCTTGGTTGTTTGATGAAAGTTGACGCAAATTCTGTATTACTTCCCTTTTTTCTGCTTCACTAAATTTAATTGGCGGCAGGTTGTCAACTTGTTTTGAGTTTGTTTTGTAGAAAAGGCTTTCTGTAATCTGCGGCCATTTATGTGGCTCTTCCCATGCATGGGCTGAACACAGGCGGCTTCCACGGTCAACTGACCAGCGGTTTGGGCAACCATGCGCTTGACACATAAGGTGGTCAAGATTGTCCTGCGGCTCGTCTTTTCTGAAATTAGTTATTGCCATGATATTTTCCCTCTACGATTTTTGCAAAATTGGTTGGTTTCAAAATCCACTCAAGGTCGGCAGTGAATGCCCGACCATCCTTGCTGTTGACTTTGCCAGTTAGGAATTTACTTTTGCCAATGTGCTGGAAAAAATCACCCCACCAGTTCAAGACATTTGCAATCTCGATGGGCTTTTCCTGCGCCAGTTCTTCAGCCACTTCCCGCCATCGTTGCCGCAAATAACCCTGCCTCGTTGCATTCCAGACCTCAACCCTGCGTAAAGTTGGCAAGTGCTGGTGGTACAACTCAATGACCCCTTGATGTTGACAGGCTGGTATTTTTGAAGCCGTCATCGCCTCAAGTTCGCCGTCAGGCGGACATATATATGTATTTACTTGGTTATTGGTTATTGGTTCTTGGTTAGCATCAAAAACAGGTGCATCCGCAATGCGTTCGGTATGCGTTCGCATTGCCTTCGCATTCTTCCATCGTGCGTTTGCACTTTCTGATGCCTTCCCACTCTTTTCATGGTATCTGGCAATTTCCTTGTCACACCTGTTGTGCCGCCATCCATCTTCATGCAAAACAAAGAAATGGCGCAGTATCAAGCGCACGGTTTTTTCATCCGAACGCATAGCAAACGCAATGCTTTCGCAATCGTCTTGTAGTGGCTTTTCGTCAAGGTAATATCGCCAGAGCATCCTCAGATAAACGCCCATTTGGTCGTTGCTAAGGTGTCCTGTGTCTTTTAGGAAGTCACCAATGTGGTGCGTGTAGTAGTGCATATAAACCTCACGTTGTCGGTTGTCGTTACTGGAAAGAAGCCTCGGCAGGACGGTAACGAATCGTCTTTTCCCCCGCTAAAGGTAGCCGTGCCTCAACTATAAATCAATAACAGTTGGTGTTGCAATTATTTCCATAACAGCAGGTGGTGCAGGTGACATACCTTCCATTGGCATAGTAGGTGTGCGTTGAGCAAGCCGCCCAGACCGTTGTGGTTGATGCTGCAATCCAAATTGCAATCAGTGCTTTTTTCATGTTTCCTCCGTTAAAAACCACTCAGGCTTCAAGTCCTTGAGCTGGCGCAAACGCAACTCAGGGATTTGTGCCTTCCACTGGCAGACCGCAGGCTTGCTGATGCCCAAAAGCCTTGCAAGCTCACTCTGTGACCCTGCCAATTTGATAAGCTGTTCTTTTGTCATTGCGGCATTGTAACTTGTATTAACTTAAAAGCAACACTAGGGAAAGCCCCTATAAAAAACCCTTTACATGGGGTTAACTTTACTTAATAATGCACCCATGCCCCAGCAATTCCGCACAGGGTCTTTTAGGAGTCAGAAATGACATTTTCTCTTAATCAAATCGTAGCAGGCCAAAACGCTGGCGTGTTTGTTATCTTAGGTTTCCGCATTATTGGCGGCGAGCGTTGGGCGCAGCTCAAATCTTATGACCCAGTTACGGGTCGTGTAGCTCGGGGCGAATTAGCCCTCCCATTAAATTGCCTCCGCAATTATTCTTAATCAAACGGGGCGCAAGCCCCATAAAGGAAAACCATGTTTGATATTGAACACTACAAAAAACCAACCAACTGGGCAAATGTTGCCCTCTGGCTTGTATCTATTGCCGCCATCGTGGTGGTTACCCTTGACGTATTTGTTTGGAGACCTTAACCATGTATGACGAAGAAGAAGGCGAATTCACCACTTTCCTGATTTGGGATGAAGTCACAGTCAAGTGGACTTGGTACGAAGATGAAGATTGCTATGCCGATGGCCACTTTGACATCTTTGTTTTTAAAGATGGTGTCGACATCACTTACGACTTGCCTAAGCTGCACTTCCAATGGATTGAAGAAGAAGTCAAAGAATACGCTGGTTACGAGCCGCCAAGCCGCCAGCGTGTGGGTCGGGCAATCAATGCACATTTCAACAAAACTTTTTAAAAGGTCAACATGAAACACATCGCAACCGCACTGGTCAAGGCTCAAAAAGCCTTTGGCCCTGCTCTCAAGTCATCCACCAACCCGCACTTCAAAAGCCGCTATGCCGACCTTGCCGCCTGTGTTGAGGCAGTCATCCAAGGGCTGAACGACAACGGCATTGCCCTGATTCAAAAGAATTACGACTGCAACGATGGGGTTATGGTTGAAACTGTATTCCTGCACGAATCGGGCGAAATGCTCGAGTGCGGAATCCTGCACGTTCCAGCCGCCAAGCAAGACCCGCAAGGGTTTGGCTCTGCCCTGACTTATGCCAGGCGGTACAGCCTGATGGCTGCCTGCGGTATTGCACCCGAGGATGACGATGGCAATGCAGGGTCACGCCGCACCGAGGTTAAGTCCGAGGTTAACGAGAACCAAATGGCTGACCTGCTGGCGGCAATGGATGAAGTCACCACTATCGCAGAGTTGCAGAAAACCTATAAAACGGCCTATACAGCCACCAAAGGCGAACAGGCATGGGTTAGCAAGGTCATCGCCAAAAAAGACGCTAAAAAGGCTTTGCTGGAAGGGGCTAAATAATGGACCAAGGCACAACAGAATGGTTTGCCGCCAGATGTGGCAAGGTCACCGCCAGCAGAGTGGCAGACATCATTGCCAAAACCAAGACTGGTTTCAGCACCAGCAGGGACAATTACATGGCGCAGCTTGTCTGCGAACGCATGACAGGCAAACCAGCAGAGTCTTTTAGCAACTCAGCCATGCAGTGGGGTACTGATACCGAACCCTTTGCCCGAGCCGCTTACGAGGCCAAGGCTGACATTTTGGTAACCGAGGTAGGGTTCATTACCCACCCACACATTGCGATGTCTGGTGCGTCTCCTGATGGCTTGGCAGACGAGGGTTTGGTGGAAATCAAATGCCCCAACACTGCCACCCACATTGCAACCCTGCTTGACCAAAAAGTGCCAGAAAAGTACATCACGCAAATGATGTGGCAAATGGCCTGCACAGAACGCCCGTGGTGCGACTTTGTATCCTTTGACCCACGGATGCCAGAAAAATACCAACTATTCATCAAACGCATCAACTTTGACAAACAACTGGTTGATTCGCTTGAGAATTCAGTCATCCAATTTCTGGGTGATGTAGACCTGAAAATCCAACAACTTGAAAGCCTTGCATGAAAAAGATCAAAGACATCACCGTGGTTACTGGCTCATACGTCAACGAGATGGGCGAGGAAAAGAAACGCTATCAAAACATCGGCTCGGTGTTTGAAGATAACGGCAACCTTAAAATTAAGCTGGATGTAATACCCCTGCCCAAAGGCGGATGGGATGGATGGGCAAACTGTTACAACCTCAAGCCAACTGAACGCCAACAGCCACGGGGGTTTGACAATGAAGATACAACAATCCCATTTTAATCGGGCAAGGTCTCTTGACCCAGCCACCAGTCACGCCGCCGCAGACCAAGCACAAGATTTGGCTCGGCAGCACTTTGACCTGATCGTGGGTTGCCTCCAGCGTTTTGGCGCACGGGGTAAAGATGGCATCGCTGAGTTGACTGGGCTGGATGGCAATCAAGTCGCAAGGCGGTTGCCTGAGTTGGCCAAGATCGGATTGGTGGAGTTAACTGGTCGGATCACCAAGTCCAAGTCAGGCAGGGCAGAACGTGAATGGTGTTTTGTCCCTATACAACGGGAGTTGATATGACTGAAGAAGATGAAGCATTTAACGAACTGGAACGCCAAAGCCTGTGGCGCAAACGTGCCGTGCTAGGCGTATCAACCAACCCCTATCGAGACCAAGTTATTGAGGAAGTTGCACAGCATATCGAGAAAATGGAGGGCTTCGGCCAAGACACATTGCACAGCTTTGCTATTTACATCAGGGGATTGAAATGACACAAGATGAAATCATTGAGATGGCTAGACAGGCTGGATCAATCGACTCTGAAGATGTGATCTTGACGATCTACAACGCATTTGCATCAGCAGAGCTTGAAAGCCAAGAGCCTGTGGCGTGGATTACCCTTCAAAAAGAAGCACAACAAATTGTTGAATCAAAAATCTTGTGGAAAAAATTTATTGATGGAACACCTTTCGTAAATGATATTTCCTGCTGGATGGCTGACTTTGCTTTACAACACACCAACCCACCACAGCGCACATGGGTAGGGCTGACGGATGAGGAAGTCGTGCAATGCCAGCAAGGAAACATCTACCACTTCTATCGTTGCATTGAAGCCAAACTCAAGGAAAAAAATACATGAACTGGCGCGAATCAACACTCAAGTACATCAAAGAGTTGATTAAGCCCAAGACGATCAACGAAATCATCGCCAAGGAACTGCGAGAGGCGGTCATTAAGAAACTGGAAGCTGAGTCGGCAGTCGAGTATGCGGCCTCTATCGTCACCTACAACGTAGAACGCATCGGTCGGTTACAGCGCAGGCTCAAAGAACATGAGGGCGAAGAATGATATTTGACCGCTTACTTGTTGCCGCTGTGTGCTGTTGGCTGGGCGTGGCGGGTTTATTGCCGAAAGACCCACCACTTCCACCAACTCCAGCACAAATGCAAATGCAGTACAAATTGAAACAACTCAGCAATATTTGTGATAAAAAGAAAAAGTCCCAAAAAGTACAGGAGATGTGCAAAAAATGGAAGTCCTCATAACCATCGCAATTTTGTTTATTGGCGCAATCATCGGCATTGGCGTTTTATTGGCAATGCTGCATTTTTATGCCGATTAAGCAAACGCCCTTGTCCCTGATTTGTCAATAATCAAGGCCATTTCTCTGGGCTTAATATCCCCTGCATTAGGTATGCTGACATGGGTCCAGCGGTCAAATTCCCTGATAACTTGGTCATAAGGTAACCCTGCCTCAATAATTGCCCTGACCACCTCATCTGGCTTCATGCCTGGCACTCGAATATCAGCCGCGCACCCACGCCGATGTTGACTGGAATCTTTTGAACCCACTGCATCATTTACGGCTTTTGACCTAAACGCAGAATTCACGATGATTGGCTTGCCGCCAAGCACTTCTTTGACCTGTTCCAAAAACTCAGCCAAGCGCACCAAGTTCTCCAGCTCGGCATCATTGGGCGTATTGTCCATATTGCGCTGGTCGGTGTGGGTCAGCTCATCAAGGGTGAAGTTTGGGGATAAGTTCATTTCATGTTCCTCATTTGGTCATAGGTTTGGATACAGGTGTTGAGTTTTCTGATGGCGGCATCTCCCTCTGCGGTGATGGCGATAAGAGCATCAGCAACCGATCTGTCAAGTTCGGCTGATGTTGTTCCTGAGTCACCTCCGCTGGCAGTGGCGGTATCTGTGGCGGCTTGTAAGGCGCACTGGGGGGCTTTGACAGCAACCCGCAGGCTGATAGCACCACTGGCAATATCATCACGCAAACGGGTCTCTTTAATCTTTGCAACATGGTTTGCCTTTCGTAGTGTCTCTGCATAAGTCTGCGCTACCTTTGCCATTGTCTGTTCGGTTTCCCTTGCCTTGGCATTCAGGGCAGCAATCTCCAGTTGTTGGCGTTCATACTCGTTCAATTCGCCAGTGAAGTACCCAGCACCAAAGCTACTTAGCATCGCCATGACGATGCCAAGAATCACCCAAGGGTTAAACAAACTCATGGCTTTGGCGGCTCATCGTTGTCAGTAGCTTCAGCCTTGGCAGTTGCATTGGCAATAGCTTTGACACCAGAACGACCAGCCACACCACCAAGAACGCCAGTGATGAACACCATGATGGTGCTGATTTGTTGGGTATATACGCGATCAATAGCCGCCATAGCGCCATTCATGGGCTGAGTTACAAAAGAGACTGAGTATAGGAACATACCCATAGAGGCCAACAGAATGGTCACCAAGACCACGATGACGAACGCCCATACCCTGACTTCAATCTCGTCTGCCGTCAGGCGATTATTTGTTTTGTAAGCAACAGTAGGCATCATTTTTTTTCCTGTTCAGGTTTGGTAAGCTGGTCTGGACAAGTGCCAGTGGCAGTGCAGATTGGCGGTTTGCAATCAGCAAGTTCCCAGTTTTTAGGGTCTTGGCATGGGTAGCGGAAACGGTCTTCGCACCCGATCAAATACAGGGTTATCAGAAACAGTATCGCTAGGCTTCTTTTCACGTCTTTCCCTTTCGATTTCACGCCTTAACCGTTCAACTTTTTCCAGTTGTATTTTGACCTCTTGCTTTGTCTCCAGTATGTCTACATACAGAAACCCAAGCAAAGGCAATAACAACCCGATCAGCACACAGCTAAAAATCCAGCCTATCATATCTGCCGCCAGCGACTTAACAGGAGGAGCCACAACCACAGGTACAGGAGGAATATAGTAGTTGCTATTACTGCCGCCAGCTTTAGCTGGAGGTTTCTTTCCTCTTGCCGCCGTTGCCATCGCATTTGCCTCTCTTGCGCTTCTTTTGCAAGTCTAGCTTTTTCCTGTTCGCCTTGTATGACATCCCGCATCTTGTGGACTTCTGAGTACAGCGCACCCATTTCCTTGGGAGATTGATACACCATCGTCTCCCTAATTGTCACAACTAGCCTGTCCATCTCTTGCTGTGCCATGACCCGCTTAAGTGCCGCTTCCATCAAGTTTTGATCTGGGTCATAAACTGTCAGGCTCTTCTCTTCCTCTTCTCTGATGTGTGCCGCCAACTGCTCTTGCAGTCTGAAAAACTCGGTCAGGTTTTTGACAATATCGATCTTGACCTGTGTCTCGTCAACTGCGACATAGGTTGACCTCTTTTTCGCCACAGGCTTTGACGATGACTGCTTTGGCTTTGGCTTCCCACCAAAGAATTTGAGAAGCTGATTCCAGAATCCTTGAACCTCTTTGCCAATTGCAATGACTTCATCAGCAGTCTGCTTGATCTCAACGAAAGACTGTTGCGCCTGACGGAAAAGCTCGCACCCAGCTTGGATGTTCTTGACAAGTCCAGCTGCAAGCAGGCAAATGCTGATCGGGTCAATTTACAGCCCCAGTATTTTTTTGACCAACTCACCAGCAAAGCCTGGCCCCAGCAACACAGCCGCAATCACCACATAAAGCAAATACTCAATGCGGGTCATACGCTGTGAACCTGAAGCAAAAGACTTCTCAATGGCGGCATATCTCTCAGCGCAAACTGCCTCATGCACCGCCAGCCGTGTGTCGGTATCCTCGGCCATTACATACCCTCGCCCTGCACGATGTACACGGTGGATGCGGCAGAGGCCAAGCCACTGAAGAACGAATCACGCCCAAAGCGCAAGACTTCAACAGCACCAGGCACTAACACAATAGCTGAAGATGGCGTACCAGCAACAGGCGCAACAGCATTTGCCGTAGCAATTGCCGCAGTTGAACCATAACCCAGAAACACCGTATTTGCGCTGGAATTGATGATGCGGTATTGCCCTGTGCTTTGTGCATCAAAACGTGCATCAACAAGTGCTTGGACGCCAGTGGGCGCACTAGCCGCCGCAGGGATAACAACGGTTTTGCCAAGTGGGGCAAATGCGATTTGTGAATTAGATGCCATGATTAAACTCCGTTTGCAGCAATAGCCGCTTGATAAGTTGCAATTACTTCTGGTGTGTGGGCAACTTTGCAGATGGCCTGTACTTGAGCGTCTTCATTAGAGTAGTCTTGACCCGGCGCGATAGTTGATCGATGGTAAAAAGTATTGATAACCTTGCCATTTTCAATAATGCGCGTCGCAGTACGAACCTGTACAACGCCAACCTGAACCACTTCAATTTTGTCCACAACCACTTGTTTATCTAAAGCCATTTTGATTTCCTTTCTGGTTTAAGAATCCACTCAAACTAATTAAACAAAATAAGTAATTGTTCCATGCAATCGGTTGAAGTTTGCTGTCCCTGAAAAATCAGCACCATCTACCGCAGTGTTGGTTGACGAGTTTGTTGCCTGCTTAAGAAGATTTATTGCAGACGAACTTGGGTTAATATCAAGTTTTAAATTCGGCATATCTGTTGCAAACCTACGAACTTCACCTATTGCTCCACCAGCCTCTCCGCTAGCGGCAGATGTAAAAGGCAAACCGGTGATTGTTGCCGCGCCAGTTGGGCTAGAAACTGCACTTGTAACTGCAATAAAATTGACAGTTACCATTTGTCCTATTTTTGTATAAGTTCCGCTAGAAGTTACCATTGTTGCAGTACCACTTGTAGCAAATGTATATTGCGGTGTCCAAGTCCCCTCCTCATAATCATCTAACAATTCGCTAGTGCCAGTTCCAGGCGTAGCAGAAAAATCAATGCCATTACCATCCGCAACAACTAAATTTCCAGTTGTTAGTACAGCATTTCCAGACCCTTTAGGGGTTATGACAATATTGATGTTTGTGTCAGTTCCATCTGCCTCAATTTCATTATCGGCAATTGTTAAGCCAGTGGTTGCATTGCTTGTTTCGTATGTTGGCCCTGATGATGTTCCTGTAAAACTAATATCGACACCATTTAAATTTGCGCCACCTTCGACACGTTGCCAGACGCTGCCGTTGTAAACAATCCAGTCACCAATACCCCAGTTGGATATACCATCAATAGTCGTAGACCCTGCCGTGCCGACTACATAGTAGTCCCCTTTTACCCCAACGCCTGAGACAATGGCTGGCGTGTTTGTACTTGCATTCCAAGTGCCTACAAAGTTCAAGGCCCCGATTGCGTTAGTTATTGACGAAACTGTTTTAAGCATCAAAGTTCTCCTTAGCAGTCAACAGCGCCAGCAAATTCTGGCAATGTTTTTAGGTGGTTATATGCCTGAGCAATAAAATTTCCACCATCCATTGTTGGTTCAAACTGATGCTTGACTTTCATTCCTAATCCAGCATCTGCATTGATCGAAACGATGCAAGTTAGCAATTTTTTTGAACCGCTGACTTCTTCAACTCTAAAGTACGCATCAGGAATAATCACCATTTCAACTCCCTTTTCATACAGACCAAAAGGAGTTAAAACTTTGCTTTTCCCTTCAACTTGAATTGTTTTTTTGAGTGCCATTTTTAGTCCTTAAAAAGTGATTACGCAGTTTTCACTTGCCGATTCTAAAATCAGGATTTCACCTGACCCAGCGTGTGATTCTGTAATTTCAACATCTACCGATGAACTGGTTTTGTTTGTGAAAGTAACAGCATAAGACGCCGCATCAGGGCCGGATATGTAACTATCCCAAACATCGTCAAACCCTTTGTAAATAACAACTTCCGCAAAATACGCATTGGTTCCACCAGCCCCAAGGTCGCAACCTACAATTGGAATCTTTACATAGGAAACATTTGGGTCACTACCCGTAAAATTTTTAATATCTTGCGGGAATGCTAAAGAAAAAGTAATGGAGTCTTTCCAGCTTACTGATCGGCAAAGATTTGGAAATTTTCGAATTGCGGCATCTCCATCAGTAGTTAGTTGGCCATTTAATTGTGCGTTTCCAACTAAAGACACATTCATTCTTGTATCGGTATTTTGTGTGCCTTCATACTTCAAACCAAGAGCCAAGTAATGATTGATGTTGGCGGTATTACCAAAATTGGTTCCGTTGTAATTTCCATGCAGCTTGATAGTTGTTTTTCCTTCGGCTGCACCATTAAAATTAAATATGCGCGTATTTGTTCCAATACGAACACCGGCAAGCAAAACTTCAACATCATCAACAGTAAGTTGAACCGAATATCTAAAAGTGCCAGTTGATTGTATTGCCTCGGAAAAATATCCACCGCGAACCTCTAAATACCTAGACGGCTTAAACCAGTTGTTGCCGCCCTCAAACCAAGGGTTAGTGCAAATAATAGATGTTCCCTCTATCTGGCAAAAATCTTGGGCAAAAGAACTGTTTTGAAATCTTGGATTGTGCAAAGCAATACGATTTGACTTAATCCAGTTAAAACACTCATCAAAGTAACAGTCGTTAAGTGCCAAATCAACTGAGGGGAACACTTCAATCGCAAGATAACAATGCAAAAAATAACAATCGTTAAATGTTGGTTTGTCAGTATAGCCATAGGTGGGGCTTACCTGATCTGAAATAGCCTTTTTTAAATTGCGGAAAGCGCAACCGTCAAATGTCAGTCCATTTTTAATACCATTAACGGCGACACCAATTGGGCCTGTAGATTCCATTGCGGCCAAATCTGAAAACGATGCAGTTATATTGCTGCGAATTGTAAGATTCACAAATTGAATGGCAGACCGTTGCGTTATTCCGCTGTCGGCCCTAAACATTGGCTGGCCATCAGAAAATACAGACTTATCAGCAAAAATTGTAGTGACATTATTAAAGGCAACACCACCGCCAACGCTAAATTGCGGGCTTGCACCATATAATGTTTTCTTATCACCAAGAATAATTGTGTCTGTAATTATGTAGCCACCAGGGGGAAAGAAAATAGTACCCGCTGCGTTGATTGCGGCTTGAATTGCTGCGGTGTCATCCGTTACGCTATCACCTTTAGCACCAAAGTCCAAGACGCTTACGGTTTCGCGCAATTTGTCTTGTGCTGAACGTGAAGTAGTTGCGGGGGAAAGTGGTTCAAACCCAACCCAATCAGACCCGTCATTATCAGCCAAATCTTGCACAACCCCAACTTGACCTTTAAAGCCTGTGAAAGCAACACCCGAAGCATTAGGACTGATTCCAGTGCCTTCTGGAAAGTTGTAGACCATCGTGCCTTTGCTGTCCTGCGCCAAGATGCTGAAGTTCACAGCATCAACATATATCTGTGCTGGTGTGCCAGCGTTGGAGATATAGCCATTGATTGTGCGTAATGGCTGGGTTGCTTGAATAGTCAATGCTTCGTCAAAATAGACGGCAATCTGGTTGGTTATAGGGTACAGATTTGCTGTGCCAATCCACACATAACCATTGTCCAAAGGCAACCCATCCTGTCCTGAAAAGACTGGGTACGGTACGCTGATTGATAGTGCTGCCATTTATTTATTCTCCTTATTTGCGCTTCAGCAATTCTTCAATTGCCTTGACTGCATTTTCTCTATTTACACCACGCAGATTCTCCGCTTTTTCCGCAAGTAAATTTAATGCCCTGCTTGCAACATCTCCTCGCGCAATGTCAACCCCAGTTTGCATTGCCTCGGCAACCTGACCCTTCAATGAAGTCTGTGCGGCTGCACCAAACATACGATCAAGTTCATTGACAAAAATTAATTGATTGATTACATCATCTTCAATTTTCATGCCGTACTTGGTGGCGGTCTGGTTTGCTTGGTCAAGCGCATCAATAAGGTTTGCCCGTGTGCCGTAATTGCTGGTCAATTTACGCATGGCTACACCCAGTGCTTTGTCAGCATTAGGCGATTCAAAATTGATTTGTGTCCCTGCGGCTTTTTGCAAATCATCCAACGATGTAACCGTATCTGAATACTTTGTGTTTGCCGTTTTGTACTCAGGAAAAGTATCACCAAGGGTTTGATTCAAGTTTCTACGCAAGTTTTTTAAAGTGCGTTCAGCTTGTGAAGTCAACGGGTTGGCAGTATTTCGCTTGCCATAGTCAACCTGAGTATCAATAAAACGCTTGGCAGTGTGGATGCCATAAGCATCAGGCGGTTTAACAGTGCTCAAACGCTCCAAAACGGCGTTCAAGACCCTTTGAGCCTGCCTGTCTCCCTGTATATCAGAGCCTTGCAAAATGGCTTTAGCAACCCCGTTTGAGTCCACTTCTACTCTTACGCCCAAAGCACCAAGGTCTTCAATAAACGTATTGATAGCTGGGTCAAAGTTCACGCGCTTACCACGCAACTGACTGTTGGCAACTTTGTTGATTTCGTTTCCAGCCTCTTTATTGGCTTTAGTTAAAAATGAAATTCGTGATTCGACCGTATCGCCCAAAATGTCAGCGGGTCTTGTTGTCGCCCTGAATCTTTCACTCTTTTCGCCCATTTTGAAAATGTTAAGCATCTTCGACATGGCTTGGCGGTCTTTTTCGGTTGCAGCTTTAATACTCGCAATCGTGCCATCTTTCCACCCTTGTTTGATGGCATCAGCCGCCAAGTTATCAGGTACGACCTGAGTCCCTGCAACCCTGAAATTAACAACATCAACAGAATCAGGGCTTTGCGTAATGACTTTTTTAAGGGTTGCTGTATCTTGCGGAGATATTTTTTCTCCAACAGTTGCCTTAATGCTTTGCAAGGATTCTCGAATAGTTGGTTCAACTTGCTCACGAATCCCAGCCCCAACAGGCGCAATTTGCTTTGCAGCTTGTTGGGTTAATGTTCTTACCGCCGATGGTATAGATGGCAATATCCCGCCAGCAACTGTTGCGGCAATTTGCCCACCAGTTCCTGCGCCTGCTTCTTTTGCAAGTTGCCCTGCGCCACCAGCCGTTGCACCTGTAACAGTTTGCAGGACAGGTGTAGTTGCCATCATTCGACCAACTTCACGGGCTACTGGTCCTGCGGCGGCAGCTTCAACAGCTTTACCCAAAGCAACACCACCAGCACCACCGCTTGCACCAGCGGCAGTTGTTTGGACAATCCGTTCTGCGGCGGTACGGGGTTCGGCAACACCAACACGGGTAAGCAAATCTTCAAGCGCATCCGTTGGCATTGTGTATTTTGTGCCAAATAAGCTATTGATTGACCCAACAATAGGGTCGGCAACAAGGCCAGCAAGGGTTGCCGCACCCGCACCAGCAATAGCGCCTGGTATTGCACCAACACCACCAAGTAACGCACCAGCAGCCCCACCAGCAAGCGCACCAGCGGCAGGCAAAGCCATACCCCTTGTAGCGGCTCCAGCAAGTCCTGTTGCTGTTGTTGATGGTTCTCTCTGTTCTTCTACTTGCCCACCCAATTGAGTCGCCAGTGCCGTTAAATCAACTGGCGTGACTGGTGCGCTTGGCTGTATTTCAGTTTGTACTAATGGAGTCTGAGCGGTTGGGGTTAACCAAGCATTTAGAGTCTCGTCATAGTATGAACCCTGCGGCATTGAATCAGCAAGAGCAATCGGCAATAATTTAAAGCCTTGTGGCGGTGTAATAGAACTTGCTTTAGCACTTTCAGCAAAGATAGGGACACCACCAACCTCAACCCTGACTGGTTCAGTTTGACTTGACGAGCTTGCAACAGAGCCGCCCAATTGCTTTGCTAATGTTTCAAGTTCTTTTGACATTATTTATTTCCTGCGGCTTTTTTATAAAGATCAGAATTTATAAAAATGTCTAAAGCCTGTTGTGTTGGTAAATTAAACACTTTTCCACCGACTGTAACGCTGAATGGCTTTGCAGCAATTACGCTTTCCTTTGTTGGTGTTACATAACCAGTAGGGGCGGCTCTACCTGCCCGTGCTTTTAAAGAATCTAGGTAAACAGGAATGGCCGCTAATTTTTGATTAATGTTATCTTGCGTATCAAAAAAAGTTGGAGTTAATTCTTCAATTTTTTGAATTACTTCCGCCTCATTTTGTCCTGCCCCTGTTGCCGCACGCAATAATGCTTCAGCCAAAGATGCCGATGCTTGATTAAATTTTTGACGTTCTGGGCTTTGTGAAACTTTACCAATTCCAACTGCTTCAAAAAAACCAGGTTCTTGTGCGCCTGTTTGCTTACCGCCTTTTGTATACATTGCGTTAAGCATATTTTTATATGCGTTATCAGCTTGTGCCAACCATCCAGCAGCTTTTCTCTCATCCTCAGTAGCTGTGCCAACAGTTCCGCCCTTGCCACTTGGCAACGGCAAACCTTTTACAGCGGCGTCAAAATCTAGTTTTAGCAAAGAACCTGTTGTGTTTAAGTTTGCCGTTTCTACTTTGAATTTGTTAGTCTGTGCTTTTGTTAAATTTAAATCAGCAAGACGTTTATTTATTTCGTCTTTTTGTTTTCGTTCTTCATAGTCTGCCTCAATTTTTGCTTTTTTAGCCTGCGCAACACGCAACTCTTGTTCTGCTTGCAAACGTGCAGGGGCATCTGCGGCTTCAGCAAGTTTTTGTTGCGCTTTTGCAAGAGATTCGTCAGCTTCATTGATTGCTTTAGCTAATACACTTGGCGCAAGTTCTGCTTTTCTTCGTTCTTCCCTTACAGCAGTAATTCCTTTGTACCAGTCATCACCAAATGCAGCACCGCCTTGAAGTTCAAGTAAATTTGCTGCTCTGTCTGGGTCTATATTCGCTACATCTAAAATAGTTTTAAAAGCCGCCTTTTGATTAGGGTCTGTTTCAGCTTCAAATCTTTGCTGCAGAATATTTTTGGCTTCTACTGGATTAGCTTCAAAAGCAACAAGTAACTGCCCCGTTAGTTTTTTGGATGCATCTAACTTATTTGCATCCATTGTTTTTGTTATGTTTTGTAGATTAGTTATTTGCTCTGGCTCTGCTATTGCAAAAAGTTTTTCTAAATCAGTGTATTTTCTTTCTTCTGGTTTTTTATTGAAAAAATTTGTTATACCTGTTGCGTAACTTAATTGTTTTTCATTCTTAAGACGAAGCGCTTCAATATCTGCCGCCCTTTTTTGCTGTGCTTGCTGTATTTCTGCTCCAGCAGCACCAATTTTAAAACCGCCCAGTGCCGCCTCAAACGGGCTTTTTACGTCAACTGAGTAATTGATCGGCTGTAATGGATTAATGGTTGCCATTTTTTATCCCTTAAAACCCAAATCCAACACCTGCTTTGCCACCAGCACCATATTGGAAACCAAGCATTTGAGCAGGCAAGTTGAACAGTTGGCCATAAGCCTTGGCCTCTCCCAATGTGCCGCCAGCCCGTGCCGCACCTTGCTGGGCAAGTAAATTCGACACATTTGTGCCTGTTTCCATACCCGCTTCACCAACTCCTGCGGCTGATGCTTGCCCAGTTTTTACCAATCCACCCAAACGCCCATACTGCTGTTCGATCAAACTGGACAGTAATTCTGGCCTGAATTGAGCCAATGCGCCTTGAATATTGCCACCCCTCAAACCACCAGTGGCTGATGCCCGTTGCAGTAATGCTTCCTCACCCTGCTGTGCAAGTGTTTGGAAAGTCTCACCGCCACGAATGCGCTCAATAGCGGCTTGCTCCGCTTCTGGCCCTGCAAGGCCAAGAAATGCTTGCTGTGCTTCTAAGGCAGGTACACCAGCTTCTGTATAAGGCTTCAATAAGGCTTGCAAAGCATCAAACTGCCTCCGCTGTTCTTCGATACCAAGTCTTGCTGATTCAACTTGTGCGCCAGCCGCGCTACTTGCGGCTTTAGCTTGCTGTGAACTGCCGATAAGTTGACTTCCACCTACTACTAGGGCTGTTATTGGATCAGGCATCGCCGAACTCCTTTAAATAATCTTCTAGCGTTTCGCCATATAAAGCCATCACATGATGACCGTGCTTGGTAGCAAAACCAGCCCCATGCACCAGTGAGACCGCCATCAAAATCAAATCGTAATACCCAGCTCGCCACATGAACGACTTGGCATCTGCTTGTTTATTGCGCTCTGCCGTGTCCGAGGCTTGCCACTTGAGAATCATTGTCGCCAACAAGGGCGTTAAATGGCTGCTGTTGCCGATAAAAAATGCGTTCTGGTGCATACCCACCAGCGTGTTCCAAATGGCCGCATTCAGGTCTTCTCGTGCTACTGGATCGCCATCTGCTACGTCATCAAAGACTTGGATTGCGTCATAGACCATTACCAACCACTCAACGGCTGGCTGGGGAAGCATAAAAACCTTGGTCAGGTTCTCTCGCAGTCCATCGGTCATGCACAACTCCTATACAGGGCAGGCCGCTGGATGCCAGAACTCAGCGACTGAATTTTCGCACAAATTGACAAAAGGTC